TGACCATTAACAAGCTCAAGATTTGAACCGTCAGCAGTTTCTATTACAACTTGATCTCCTGTAATCAACGAACCAGTGCTGTGGTCAAGACTAAATCTTTTGCTGTCTACACTGACATCATAAGGATCTAGCTTGGTTCTAATCCCACTACTTAACGTGTCCCTTTTTAGGGCAATTTGCCCAGATTGTCCAAAGTAAACGCTCATTAGTTAATTAGCGTTGTAGCTCCAAAAGGTGCTCCGTCAGATTCCCAACTAATATCAGCAGAAGCAACTTCTCCTACGGCACTATTCATCGAAACACCTGTAATAAATACAGCAAATTGAAGATCCCGAATATCTGTCGAACCTGTGGTCAATCTCAGTTTTAATATTATAGAGCTTGAAGCATCATTATCACCATCATTTGCTCCTCCTCCTGTTTTTATTGCAGTAGTCAAGATGTCGTTTAAATTTGACTCTCCACCAGCACTAGAAACGTAATAAAACAAACGGCAACTACCTGAATAAGATCTAACTCCTGCTTTTAAAGTTCTATCTGTATCTCCTAGTGAGGTTGTTTCTAAAACAGCCATTGAACTAGAAAAAGACCAAGACTGAACCTTGGCTGCTTTAGTGTCTGAACCCGCTATGTAGAGTTCTCCATCACGTCCAGAATAAAAACCCACAACCTTAAATTAAAACGT